CAATATTGCAATAGTTAAATTTCCACTAATACGGTCGATTTCACCACCTTTTTCGTAATGACTTTGTGCCCATAATCCGCCGTCTTTCTGAAAGACTGTGATATGCTTGCCTCGTCCAACTTTACTCATCACAGTCTTTTCATCAATGATATTTGAAAACTGTGAATATTGTCTGATTCGATGTAGCTGTAGTCCAGCAGCCACTGGCGGCATATTGATTCGAATTTTCTGATTTTGGTACAATATTTTTTGTATAATAGAATGGTCCATAAATGCCCACAGACGCTTTTCCCAATAGCCACGTTCAATTATTTCTTGCAAGTCAATTTGATCAGCAGCATATAAATTATGCGGATCTTCACTGTCAGATATAAAAAATGGAATGTGCGGATCAATGGCGTTTTTGTCAAAGTTTTCTTTGACTTTTGTAGTCCACTGTCTCGATGCTTCAAATCGAATAAATCCAGTATCGGCAAATAATGTAGCACGTAATGGCGATGTAGCCGATTCTGACGTTTCTGCTGCACTTAACCAGCCTCTGTATACTTGTTTCTTTTTATACTCTGATGGCCGACGAATGTCTACTAGATCTAAGCTGCCCAGATTCTCATTGAGTTCTATTCTAAAATCATTTTGATTTGTTGTGCCCGCAAGTATACCTTTAACACGGGCATAATTTACTACTAATGCACCAGCAACATTACGTTGACCGGGCTCTATAGATTTTATTTTACCATTGGCAGTATCATAAAATATGCTCCAAAACTCCTGGCGCTGGCGATTGCGTGTTCGAAGTTCAAACTTTAGTTCACTCATGCTTCCAGTATTCCAATGGTTTAACACTGTTTGCTAGCCATACTGGCAATAACTGTGCATGATTTTCAAGTTTAAAATTTCCATTGGATGGATAAAATGCAATCCAATCATCCCAGTTGTGACTTGCATACATTACGTGTGCTAACTCAAGGTCACGTATATTCATGTCTACAATTTTAAACCAGTCTGGAGTTTCCCATTCGCCTGCTGCTGCAACTGCTGCCAGCAAGTGTTCAATCGTTGCAACTTCAGGCACATAGTTTGGCCAATACAACTCAACTGGAATATGCTGCAATATTTCAAAACTCAGTTTTGCAGATTCGGGGGCACCAATGACCATAATGTATGGCCAGGCAGAACTATGATTTTTTTCAATGGCACTTCGAGCATTGATTTTATTTTCCTGAATCGTTACCCCGCGATGGTCTACACCAGAACCAGGCATATAATTTACTTTATTGACTGCTGCAATTGCAGCAATTTGAAATGTAGTATGTCGCGGACATGCGCCAGCGATACAAATGACATCACCAGCGTTATAATCAATGGTGGCCAATGCTTCAATTTGTTTATACGGATCAGCATCTACATTTATAATATTAATAGGCATTGATGCATCAACAAACTGAATATCAGTCATAGAAATTAATGCATGTGCTTCGCGCCCTGGCGCTGTTAAAATATAAAAGGTCATGACAGTAGTTCCATGAGCTTATCGTAATTGCGAAGTATACTTTTCTTGTTCATCAAATGTACATCTTCGCCTTTAATTTCAACTGCCATGTTCTTCCATTCTTCGGGCAGATTGCTTAACATGACCCAATGATTTGGGCCAAGTACTTCAATGACATCATCACGTTGATCTTGATATCGCATGAAGTTTGGAATCTGTCCAATGAAGCCACCGTCCTGCCAGCCGTCGCACATGTGGGCTGCTATGCTTGCAGAATAATCTGTACGATACAGCGAACCCGGAAACTTGTACAAGAAGCGGTAGTATTCCCAATTCTGCTTAACTGCTAACCAGGTGTTGAAAAAGTGTTTGGCTTCTTCACTCTTACGCCAGTACACCACAGTACTCCACCACATGCGAATGCCAGCATAATGCAACCATCGTTCAGTTGTGTAAGGCTCTTCGTTTCGTAAATTGCGAGCATCACGATACATTGCCACATCGTGTTGGCCGCCAAACAACATTGCCAAATTTGCATTGCCGCATAGGTAATCAGTGTCAATGAGAATAGTTTCATCAAACGGACTAATGTTGTAAATGTCGTGTTTGTTTGTGTTTGTAAATTGTGCATTGAAGCTATGGTATGCGCCATCGTGATGAAGACGCATGTTCTTTTCATAGCCCGGATCTGTCACAATAATGTCGTCCCATGCAGCAGCCATCAATTCTGTTCCGTGCGTTGTTTTGCAATGTTCTAGGCTTGCTTGATTTGTAACCAGCACCACTGGATAGTCTGGCATGTATTTTTTAACTGCATACGCTGCAACTAGCGCCAGTTGAGTATAATCTAACTGTTCGTTGTTGTAAGCGAACATCATAAACCCTTTTGTAGTCATATTATAGACCTACAATTTTTGCTGTGCTTCTAGCTGACTTTAAACAGTGCTGCTCTTGCTGTTTTAGCTTTAGTGCTGCTTGATGAGTGTCGAATACAATCACTAAGAAGCCGGCAACATCAATGATTTCAATGACATTACTACTTTGATCTTCAATTAGCACCGTTTCATTATTGGACCGTAGTGCAAAATCAATGTAAGTTATTAGCTCAGGGGTAGCTTTAAAAATTGCAGACTGGAAGGAAAACAGAAGTGCGGCATTGATCCGTGCTTCTATGTTTTGGCGCTGTACTTGTAGTGTTAGTCGATAGTTAGCAAACGCTAACGCATCATTGAGTCTATTATCCATTGGTTTCCTGAAATATTCTATGCGTTGTTATTTACCAACACATAGAATACGGTTTAACCAATTACGTTTCGTGCCACGGAGAACTAAGTCTAATACTAGGTGTTGGAATTTCTAAAGTAACATTATTTTCAGTTACGGTTGATGGATGGCTCATCGAAACTGTCATTGAAGTTTTACCCCTAACAATAGTTCCAAGGCCAGCGTGATCCAACATAGCACGTAATACTAGATTGCCGTTTTCAATGCGGCCATATATTTTTAAACGGCTTGATGCATAGCCTCCGTATCCGCCATAGCCACCATAGCCTCCGTATCCGCCATAGCCTCCGTATCCACCATAGCCTCCGTATCCACCATAGCCTCCGTATCCACCATAGCCTCCGTATCCGCCACCGCCGCCGGTTGGGCTAGTATACAATAGTTGTTCACTCTCTAATAATTTGCTAAATCCAATGTCTTGGCTAATGCCACGGTTATTTAAACTGCTACAAGTAGTTGTATTAAGTTTTAATGTACCCATGTCAACTAATATGCTGCGCCATATTCCGTAACCAGCATCAGATCCATCAGTTACGTTAAATGTTAAACGTATGTCTCCGCCTGCATTGAAAAAATGTCGAGCCTCATCATAGCCGCCAAAATTCAACACTGTTATGTTTTGAATAGTATGTGTCCATTGATGCGCATATTCGTATACAGCAAGTGTTGACAATGTTGTTAAACTTGGATCAACTTTATTACGCACATTACGGGCACCATCTAATAATGTTGTGACAGTAGTATAAAATTCTGCATTTATTTTCTCACCTGCTGCTACAATGACCAATTCTTGATCGCTACTGTTAGTACGGTAAGTGCTGATATTGATCCGATTGACCAATTCGTTAGTATGGTCAGCAGTAATTTTATTACCTTTGGCAATTAAATCAACATTTTCTCCGCCCCAACCCCATTGGCTGTTATCTTGCACTACTGCGTCTGACGAAGGCAATTGGCCAGCATGCGTGTCACCAAACAACTCATTAACATCAGTTGTTAAATCGTTGAAGTGATCAGCAGTAGTCTTATTACGACGGGTTGCCATCTTAGCGAGCTCCGATTACAGCCTCAACTTTACCAATGTCAGTCCCGGTAAAGTTGCCTAAGCTGCGGCCAATGATTGCCCATGCTGCTACGTCAGCTGGTGCAACTTGTGCAACACCCGGAATATCGCTAGCAACAAGTCTATCGCCTCGTTTAACTTCGCCTTTTACTTTAACTGGAATTCGTCCAGCAACTGCAATTGCCAATGCATTCTTGTCATGCTTCAAACGTGCGTTCATTAAGTACGCCGGGCGAGTAGATACAATACCAAAAATGTTTGTATCAGCATACCCGATTGTCTGTGTTACTTCAGCAGTACCACCAAGTGATACTAATGTACCTGCTTCATAGCTTGCATCGCCTACATAAATTTCAGCAACGTCAGCAAATTCTGCTTCCATTGAGATACCACGCAACTTAAATGCATTTGGATTAAATGCTGTACTGTCGTTACCTGTGGTGTTCATATTGATACCTTTACCAACTACATTAAATCCTGCTACTGCATGCGAAGTTGCAATTGTAAAGTCTGGATCAGTGCTAATCATTGCTACGCAAATATAGTTTGCGTAAATTCCAACTATTTTATGTATAGACGGTGGGGTCGCAGTATCTAACAGCTCAAGGAATACGATTCCGCTGCCGCCCTGGAAGGCACCAACGTTTACCCAACCATTGTTTGAAGTAGGCAATGCTACGTCGGCTGTATAAATCTTTAATGCTTTGTTTGTTGTATCATACCAGAAGTCGCCTAGTCTGGCTGTTTCAGCTGGACGAGTAGCTTTGGCCACCAACTGTGCAATTGTTTTCCAGTTTTCGTCTCCGTCACGCACTGCTAATCTGTTTTCACCAGTGTTGAACCAGGTTTGTCCAAGCACTGGATTTGCTGGAGCAATACTACTCGCAAAATTTTCCAGTAAGTGAACAAAGTTTTCAGCAATTAGTTCACCGTAACCAAGATAGTTCTTGCCTAGTAGGTTAAGACTAGTAGTTGTATTGTCAATTTCCCCGTCAATAAGGTTAACTAACACGTCACCATTTGTTTTGTTTACTTCGTATGCCATTTCTTCGTTCCTTTTGGCTAATGCCTTCGTATATTTAGT